CCATCATGCCGTGCATGGCGGCGGCAATGAGGTTGAAGATTCTTCCCACGATCTCCATCGAGTCGCCCAGGTCGTCGGACGACTTGCCGATGCGATCCATATCGTCGGCCATCTTGTCCGTGGCCTCCGCGCCGTGAAAGAAGCTGCTCAGGGCATCGGCCGCGCGTTCCAGGCTGGGGGCCAGCTCGACGGCCAGGTGCATGCCCAGGCCCATCACGGTGGCCTTGAGCTTGTTCATCGCCTCTTCGGCGGCGTGGGCCTGCATGTAGTCTTTGAGCGTGGGGAAGCCGGCCGCCAGGGCCTCTTTGGTGAGGTCCTTGAGGGCCTGCCGTCCCTTGCCCAACAGGCCGGCCAGCTTGGGACCCGCCTCGCGGCCGAAGATGTCGGCCGCCGCCGCGTTGCGCCGCCAGGGGTCCTCGGTCTTGTGCAGGGCATCGGCGATCCGCATCAGCATCTCGTCGGGGCCGGCCTGCATCATGTCGCCGGTCACCACGCCGATCGAGGCCAGGGCCTTGCCCGCCTTGCCGCCGTCGTCCTCCAGCTTCCCCAGGCCCTGGGTCATGTGCAGGATGCCCTCGTGCATCACGTCCACGCCCAGCCCGGCTTCGATCGCCCCGTACTCCAGGCCGCTGATCGTCTCCACGGCCACGCCCGTCTTGTCGCTGAGCTTGCCGATCGCGTTGACCGCCTCCAACGACTTGTCGACGAAGGCCGCGATCCCCGCCAGCCCGGCCGCCCCCAGGATCTTTTCGATGGGGTTCATGCCCACTTCCAACGCCTCGCCCAGCCCGGCCGACTCGCCGTGCTTGTGCGCGTCCTTGGCGAATTTCTCCACGCTCTTGGATGCCTTCTCCGTGTTCTTCACGAACCCGTCGATGTTGGCCTGGTACAGAACGTCGAGCTTGCGAACGGACATGGCGGCAGTTGCGAGTAGCAGAAGTCGTGAGACTTCTGGGGGAATGACCGGGAAACTGCGGGATTCTCACGAATCCCGCTACGCCGGGAAAATGTCAGGCGGCCGGGCCCCAGGGGGCGGCGATCTTGATCAGGGCCGAGCCCAGCGGATCGCCACAAGAAGCGCAGACGTGGTCCACCGCGGCGGGCAGCGGCGGCGTGCCCTGGCCGAGCCAAAGGTAAGGCGAGTTGGGCTGCAGCAGGAGGCCGGGCGAGCCGTTGAAATTGAGGCTGGCATTGGCCGCATTCTGGAAATCCAGGTGCGAGACGCGGGCGCTGTTGGCGACCAGGGCCTGCATCGTCGTGCCGTCGCAGCGCAGGGAGATCGGGACCTGCAGGCCCACGTTGATGGGGGTCGTGGCGATCGGCAGCACGGTCCCGGCGCCAAGGGAGAAGGTGATCGTAGTGGCGTCCACGGCGGAGATCTTGGCGCCATATTGTACGCCGTTGGCGCCGAAGTAGAGGTCCACCAGGTCGTTCACCTGGCGGCCGTGGCCCGCGCCCAGCGTGATCACGCCGGCCGTGTCGCTGGTCCGCGTGGTCAAAGGGCCGGTCTGCGCCGCCGGCAGCGTGGCGTCGCCCGGGGCGCCGCTCCGCGAGCTGATCGGTTGCGTGACGTTGAACGACTCGCCGCACAGGACGGCGATGATTTGAACGGAGCCTTTCATGGGGACCTCATTGGCGAGTGGCGAGTGGCGAGTGGCGAGTGGTGAGCAGCTCGGGTGATCTCGCCACTCACCACTCGCCACTCGCCACTCAAATAGTCTTTTCGCATCGCGGCCCGGGCGCGGGCTTGGAGCGCGGCTGCCGGCGGGCGGCGGCGCCCAGGACGGCCTGCATTTCCTCGGGCGTCTGCGGCTTGGGCTTGGGCCGCCGGCGGCGAATGGCCGAAAACTTCTCGGGTCCGAACTGCCCCTTGACTTTTCCGGCGAACAGGCCGCTGGCGGTGACCGACGTCAGCATCGCCAGGCGGGCGTCCAGGCCGTGCTCCCCGAAGGGGAAGACGCCATAGAGCGCCTTCCACGCCTCGTACTCGCGGCAACTCATCCGCGATTTCATTTCTTCGACGGTGCCGATCTGAAGGGCCAAAGCGAGAAAGAAGTCGAACAGTCTCAGCTTTGGCGCTTGAAGTTTTTTTCCAGTTCCACGCGCTCCTCGTCGGAGATCGTGTTCAGGTAGGTGGCCGCGGCGATGATCGTGTCGGCGACTTTCGAGGGGATGGCGCTCAGCAGCCGCCATTCGTCGACGGCGAACATCAGCGAGCCGTCGGCATTGGCCAGCGAGCGGACCATCAGTTTGGCGTCGCCTCCCTCGGCCGACCGCTTCAGGTCGCGCTTGAGGTGTTCGCGGTCGTTGCGGCTCATCGAGCGGACCCAGACGGTCTCGGCCTGGCTGTCGCCCGTGAGGCCCTCGGGCAGCGGGACCTCGGTCAGGGCGAAAGTGCCGCTGAGGCCCAGAAACGCGGTTCGGTCTAACGCCATGCGAAGTTCCTTTACTGCGGAACTCTTACGAGTTCCGCTACGGTCAGCCGGGCGTGGTGAAGCTGATGGGGCCTGAGATCTTCAGCGTCACGTCGACGGTGAAGACGCCCTTGCGGTCGCCCTTGGCCCAGCCGGCCTCGGCCACCGAGGCGCTGAAGCTGTGCGAGCTGCCGTCGGGGTAGGTGGCCGTCCAGGTCGTGACGTCGTTCTCGTTGAAATCCTCCAGCACGTTGGCGTAGAGCGTGGGGTCGCCAACGTTGACGGTGAACTGGAAATTGCCCGGGTCGACGGTGCCGGGGGCGAAGATGTCGTAGAGGTCGGAGATCCCGCTGACGTCAGTCATCTCCCGCTTCATGCCGTTGGGCGGCGTGATCGAGATGATGTTGCCGATGGCCGTGGCGCCGTTGGCCAGCGTGGTCCCGCGGACGCGGACCCAGGTGGTGGCCACCAACGAGCCGAGACTGATCAGGTGCAGCAGGTAGAAAATCCAGGACATGGCGCGTTCCTCGTTCTCGACAGGAAGATGGGGGACAGGAAGATAAGGGGTATCTTCCTGTCCGTCATTTTCCTGTCATGGGTTCTCGTTGTAGGCGATCTCGTACTCCAGCTCGACGGGGCAGACGCCCTGATCCTCGCCTTCCCAGGCGAAGTAGGGCTCTTCCGGGTCGTCGTTCAATTCGATGGTCTGGATCGGAATGCCGCCGATCGCCGGGTTGGCGCTGGATGCCAAGAGGGCGGTCATCGCGGCGCGGACCGCGTCGGCGATCTGCTGGCTGAGCTGGTCGTCGCCCGAGGCCACGCCGATGCGGACCGTGGCCGTGGCCCAGCCGATGGGCTGGCCGGCCAGGTCGTACTCCCGCTGGCAGCCGGTCCTGGCGATCAGCACGGCCGGCAGGAAGCCGGATTGCTGCGGGATCGCCCGGTAGTAGATCCGCTGGCTCACCAGGTCGGTCACGCCGGCCTGCGTCAGGAGGTAGGCGGTCAGGGCGGCCTTCAAGTTCATGGGTGCGCCTCGACCAGGCCGCCCAGCTCGTCGTCGAGCGTTTGCAGGACCTGGCTTTCCGTGGCATCGTAGGCGTTGCGGAGGAACTTCTTGGCGGGGACCTGGCTGCGAGCCCCGGAGGCCGTGGCCAGGGAGCTGTAGGCGGCCCGCTTCTGTGCGGCGCCCTTGCCGCGGAAACGCGGGTTCTTGCCGCCGGCCAGCCAACCGAACTCCTGGAACCAGCCGTAAAAACCCAGGCCCGAATAGTTGGCCATGCCCAGGCCGACCCAGGACAGGACCTTGTTCTTCTTGGTCTTGACGCGGAGCTGGATGCAGCCCCGCAGGAGGCCGGCGAGCGTCCCGCTCTTCGCCGCTCCGGCATAGAAGGGCGCGGCGGCACGGGCCATGCTCAGCGTGGGCTTGAGGGCCTTTTTCAAAGTCGTGCGCAGCAGCCGCTTCTGCAGCTTCGCTGGCAGTGTGCTCAGCTCGCTTACCAGGACCTTGTCGCCTTCGAGCACTACGGTTGCCATGCTTCACTCGACGCTGCCCGGAACTCTCACGAGTTCCGCTACTCGTTAGTCGCTATTGCCGGCCCCACTTGATACAGAGGAGGATCAGGTCGATGTGCCGGTCTTCGAGGTCGATGACCGACGTGATCTCGAACAGCTCGCCGGTCTCGACTTTCAGCACCCGCATCATGGTGGTCACGCCGCGGCGGTAGGCGATCGAGAGCTTCAGGTACTCCGTGGCGATCGTCTGGCCCGGGCTGGCGTACCAGCGCTCCGTGCCGTTCATGGGCTCGATCTTCGCCCAGCACTTGAGGAACGTGCGGTAGGTCCGCGCGGGCTGGCCCGGGCCGCTCTCGCAGTAGCTCTGGGTCTCGATGCGACGGTTGCGGCGGCCGGGGGGACAGGGACGCATTTTTCACTAGCCGGACATGTAGCTGCCCCACTGCTCGGAACCCAGCAGGGCTTTGCACGAGATGGGCATTTCCTGGGGG